TGGGTAAAGAGTGTTATTTAGCACGTGTTGTCAAATATTGTAAAGATTGGGAATTATGTGGGGCAGTGATTCTTCCTTTGAAAGACCCAGAATACAAGAAAATTACACCAGAAAATAGACCGACTCAAAATCTGACTTTCCCATTGAGTGCTTTAAAATACGTACCCAAAGATCATGACATCGGATCAAGGTCATTAACAAAGTATTGTTTGCAATATTTGCCAAAACAAGGATTTATTATACCAGGTATGATTTCATATATCAAGAATTATGAGGGCAAACTATCAGGAATTAATGTAAAATGTGAAATATTTGCAATGCAGACTTTGCCTATGATGAACGCTCAAACGATCCCCGGTGATTGTGGTGGAGCAGTTGTTATGTTACATCCCAGTGCAACAAGAAAATTGATCGGAATGCATATTGGTTCGGCGTCTAATGTAGTAACGATGAAGGATGGATGTTTGGATAGTAGATCAACTGGGTTAATCGCCATTTTGAGTTTAGAACGTCTGCATATTTTGACAGAAAAATCATATGCATCTGAAGGAGATTTTCAATCTGGGACTGGGTTTCCAAAAGTCACATGGGCAAAACCCAATAAATATGATAATTTCCACACATTGATAACTGACTCAGATATTGGTATTCATTTACCAGTTGACAATGATGACTCAATAAAATATTATGGAGATTTGGATAAAAACCAACCACCATGTGACGTGAAAGGAAAGACTGATCACTATAAGACTCCATTTTATGGGTGTTTTGAAGAGACAAAGAAACCATCAGCCTTAATTGAGGCACATGTACCTGATACTTCAAAATTGCTTAACGACGGTCGTGGTAACCCATCCATTTTGGTTACTCAATTATCGGGTTATGCAGGGAAGACTTATGAAATACCTGCTGATATTATGTCCACTATGATTGAACAACTGAAGGAGTATATGATTGAAGTTATGCGAGGTCATGCTATAGGAACATCATCGAACTGCAAAACTGCGATGTGGGAGGCCTTGAATGGACAATATTTTAATGATGATTTCGATAAGTTGAATGAAAAGAGTTCAGCAGGAATACCATGGACTAATCTTGGGGCAACAACTAAAAACAATTTCTTGGAGAGGAAACGAATCTTGAATATGTATCGAACCTCTGGAGAAGATAAATTCATTGAAGGTTTTTATCTAAAAGATGACAAACTAACTAAATACTTTAAACGAGTATTCAACAACAAGATTGAACAAGCAAAGAACCTCAAACGCACTTTTAGTATATGGAAGGCGTGTTTGAAAGATGAGCTTCGTAAAATAGAGAAAGTGCAATATGGAACAACAAGAGCTTTTATTGCACCTCCAATGGAATCCTTCTTGATGGGAAGATTTCTTTTCGGTAGATGGAAAGCAGCTTTCAAATCTAATCAAGAAAAGCTATTTCACGGATTGGGACTCGATATGAAATCATTAGATGTGACAGATTTTATTTCCAAATTTAAGCAGTATAAGTATTTCATGGATGTCGACTATAAAAACTTTGACCAGAAGTTATTGGCACAATTTATCAAAGCAGTTGCAGTTATTATAATCGAGACTATTCGTCATTATGAAAAGAATGATGAGTATGCTAATGCGCGTTATGTATATTTCGAAGAACTTATACATACCATTATTTGTGCATCAAAAACTTTATTTATGACCAACCGTGGAAATAAATCTGGTAACGTACTAACTACTGAATTGAATTGTTTGGT